GGCTTGGTGCCTTCGGCGGCCGGCTCCGGCTCGCCGCGCACTTCCACGTCCAGCAGCGGCTCGCCCTGGATGAGCGCGAGCTGCTCCGGGGTGAAGTGGCCGACCGGGTATTCGGTGCGGCCCACCGGGTGGACATGCCCGCCGCGGCGGAAGCCCTCCGCGGCGCGGGAATAGACGATGATGGTCTGTGCCATGATGCGATGCCTCAGCCGAGCCAGGGGTTGGTCAGGAGCTGGAAGCTGCCCTTCCACTCGTTGTTCTCGGCGCCGGACCCGACGATGCCGATGAACTCGTTGGTCATCAGCGCGCGGCCCTTCGCCTCCAGGCTGGTGGGCACCATCAGGTGCGTCGGCGTGATGCCGATCGGCGCGCCATCCGGGCGGAACCGGCCCTTCATGGCGGCCACCGCCGTGGCCAGGTTGTCCTTCGTCAGGTCCGCCTTGCTCTTGTAGGCGGTGTGCCAGACGCCGTAGCCGGCATTGTTCCTGCCGCGCGTGCCCCACAGGAAGCGGTCGCGCTCGAACACCGCCGGGTCCTGCAGGGACTGCCGGGCCACCAGCTGGAAGGGCTCGCGGTTCTGGAAGACGAAGGGCTTGAGCGGCTTGCTCAGGTCCATCAGATACCAGGCCGCCCCGCTGCCGCTGGTGTAGTTGCTGGCCGAGGTCGCGGCGCCGGCGCTGTCCCAGGACGGGTGGTCGGTGTCGAAGAAGTACTGGCCATCGGGGCCGAGCGTGGTGCCGCCGGCGTTGATGACGGTGGCCACCAGGCGATCCGGGAATTCCGCCGCGTTCACGCCCAGCTGCTGGACGCCGAGGTTGAACAGGCCGAACCGGTCGTCCTCGATATCCTCCCGGTCGATGCCGAGCGTCTGCTCCCACTTCTTGTTCTTGATGGAGTAGGTGCTGGCCGACAGCGAATGGACGATGCGGTCGCCGATCCACTCGCGGATGCCCGGCAGCATGTCCAGGCGCGGGTAGGTCTCATCCCGGTGCTTGCTGTCCACGACCATGCACACCTGCTGGTAGAAGCCCGGCGCGGCGGCGAGGTACTTGTTGAAGCTGGTCTGAACGCCCGTGTAGAGGCTGGTCAGGAACGGCAGCGTGATCTGGGCCATTAGCGTTACAGCTCCACGTAGGTCTGGCTGGCCTCGATGCCGGCCAGGATACCAACCGGCAGGTTGGTGCTGGCGGTGAGGGTCAGCACGTTGTCATCGGTGCAGTAGACGGTGGCGCCGATGTGCGCGTGGGTCGCGCTTGGCACCGTCAGCGGGAAAATCCCGCGCTGCGGCTCGACCACCAGCGCGCTGTCGGCGCCGCTGGTGTTGTCGATCAGGCTGGGCGAGAGGCCCACCACCGCGGCGGCGCCGACATCGCCCGGCTTCACCGCCAGGCCGGCGGAAGTCACCGCCACCAGCGAGCCACGGAACAGCTTCACGCCCGCCTTCAGCCCGTAGCCGAAGCGCTTGGTCATGCGCTGGGGCAGGTTGCGGTCAGCAGTCAGGTTGGTCATGTCAGGCGCTCTCCGTCCCGGTCACCACTTCGACCGGCCCGGTGCCGATCGTGCGCTGCGCTTTGAAGGCTTCGGCATCCACGCCCATCAGGGCGATCACCGCGCTGTCCTCCGCGCTGAGGTCGGCATTGCCCGGCTGCTGCTGCGTCGGCAGGCCGCCGCTGTGCAGGCTGGGGATGCTGTCCATGATCGCCTGCGCCGCCTCGGCATCCTGCATGTGCAGGGTGATGTAGCGGTCGCGCTGGGCGTTGATGGCGGCGCGGCCGGAGCGGATCGCGGCATCCACCGCGGCCTCGGCGGCAACGCGGCGGCCGGCGGTCTGCATCTCCGCCACCTGGCTCTGCAGGGCGATCACCGTCTGCTCCAGCTCGCCGGCGCGGCCGGCGGCCGTCAGGCGGCTCTGCAGCGCGGTGAGGATGGTGGCGGGCTTGGCGTCCCGCGCCGCGCCCAACGCCTCGGCGATGCGGCCGAGGCCCTCGCTCTGCATGGTGCGGTCACCGACCACCGCCTGCAGCGTGCTGCGAACGGTGGTGTCGTCGGCATCCGGCTCCAGCCCGAGCAGCTGGCGCAGGTATTCCATGATGTCCATCGGTTGTTCCTGGGATTGGAGGAGCGGTTTGATCGGCAGGTTCGGCCGGTTGGTCAGGCTGATGCCATCCAGCAGCAGCACGCGCGTGCTCTTCGGCGCGACCTTCATCGCCGGGGACAGGCCGCGATACGCCTTGTCGCGCAGCAGCTGCTGGCCCACGGAATTCCAGACGATGCGGCCCCACACGCCATCGGCGCCGCGGTCCTGCAGTTCCTCTACCCAGCCACGCGCCCGCGCTTCGGCACCGGATGCTGCGCCGAGGTGCGTGATGTGCATCTCATCCACGATGACCGGCAGGGTGGTGTTGGCGATGACCGTCGCCGCGTGCACCGTGTAGGGGCCGCGCCCATCGCGCCCCTTGAACGTGCCCACCGGCAGCAGCTGCGCCCATTCCGGTGGCTCAGGACCATCGGGCAGCGGCAGCGCGGTCTGCAAATGGATGGTGAGGAGGTTCGGCATTGCCCCGGCAGAATGCCGGGGGTGGCCGGAGCGGTTCAGGCCCGCCGTGGCGGGGTGCGCCCCGCTATCTCAACCGCTGATAGGGTGGCGCGGCGACCATTTCCGCGCAAGCCGATTTCCGGGCCGTACAGGCCGGTGGCGTTTTCGGCGCCCGATGATGCGTCGCCGTCGCTGGCGCGCCCTGGCACCCCACTCAGTCCGCCTCAGTCGCCATGTTTCGCGGCGTCAGCCTCACAGCCGCGCGACACGCCACAACACCGCCTCGACCACCTCGCCGATCGCCCGTTCATCGGCGCTGGAAATGCCGAGGTACGGACGCGCCGGCACGAAGACTTCGCGCGCCGCGCCCCAGGCCGCGCCGTTCGCGGTGCGGAAGATCAGCATGCCGCCGTTCTTCGCCGTGATGGTGGCGCTGAACTGGTGCACGGCGGCGTAGGGCAGCTTGCTGCCGACCGCCACGGTGCCGCCGCCGACCTCCGCCACGATGCTGCCGGCGAGGCGCCCGCTCTCGGTCAGGATGCGGCTGTTGCGCTTCATGGCCTGATACCAGGGCTGGAGTGGTTCCCAGGGGTTGCCCTCGGGGTCCACCTGGCTGACCATCCGGTCCCGCACGCCGCGCACCAGGGCGGCACCGATCGGCTTCAGCAGCATGCCTGGCTGCCGCCCAGCGCGGGCGATGGCGCCCAGCGCGCGGGAGGCATCGCGCGCGTCGAAGTCAGCGGTGAGGGTGGCGCCGCTCACTCGCGCCTCAGCGCCGCCTGACGCCGCAGGCTGACCAAGCTCATCGTCGGCGCGCGGCGCAGCTCGGCGGCGCTGGCGCCGGCGGCCTCCATGCGGGCGATCAGGCTGGCGCGCTCCACGGCCTCGGCGGCGGGGTTGGCGGGTGGCGGCGCCGGCGGCGGCGTGGGCACCGGCGGCGCGGGCGGCGGGGGCGGCACCAGGTCGGCCCAGCGGGTCTGCGCCGGCGCCCGCGGCCGGGCATTCAGCCAGGCCTCACCCACGTTGTAGTCAAAGCCCGGGTCGATCCCGACCGGCACGTGTTCCACCTGGTTGGTGGTCGGGTTGGTCCAGGGCCGGGTGATGATCGGCGGCGACGGGTCAGCGCCGGATCGTCCCATGCGCTGCAGATCGCGGCCTGATACCGGCCGCACCCTGCAGTTACACCCCCAGCCGTTCGGGGGGAAATGCGTGCGCCAGAACGGATCATCCGCGCGCAATATTTTCCCGTTCCAGCCCAGGTGCATCTGCCGGGGGTGGCGGCTGCCGGAATGCACGTATTGCCAGTACGGATAGACGGCTAGCACGTCCGGGTCGGTCAGGTGGGCGTATTCGCCGGCCGCCTGCGCCGCGCGGATATTGGTCTCGAAGATGATCTTCGCGCGGGAGCCCAGCTCCCCGTTGTGCTCCCAGGCGTGGCGCCGGACGATCTGGCGGAACGCGTTGCGGAAATCGCCGCCGGAGGTCTCGCCGGCGACGCCGCGGGCCATCTCGCGGTTCAACTCGGCCAGCAGCGCGTCACCCTTCGCGCCCGCCACCATGAACGCGTGGACATGGCCGCCGCGCCACACGTCGCTCCAGCGGTCGGTGCCGATATTCGCCTTGCCGCCGAAGAAGCGGATGGCCTCGCGGAAGGGCAGGCCGATGCCGCTGACGAAATCAGGCATCGCCCACCTGCTCCGCGATGCTGGCCTCTCCCACCAACTGCGCCAGCGCCAGGCTGCGGCCCATCACCCGCGCCAGTTCGGCCGGGTCCAGCCGCAGGGCCGCGATGCGGGCGCCGAGGTCGGCCAGGTCGGTTGCCGCCTCGATCTCCGCCAGCACCTGGTCGCTCAACCCGTGCAGCACGCCGGCGGCGTCCTCCGCCAGCCGCGCCACCAGCGCATCGGTGATTTCCGGCTCCGGCTGCTGCGACTGCAGCTGCACCAGGCGCCGCAGCATCGGCGCGGCACCGGGCCGGCCGGGTGACGGCGCGGCGGGTGGCGTGGGTGCCCGGCCGCCGATCACGTCTTCCACGGCGGGCGCGCCTTCCTCGGCCTCGGCATCCTCCGGCGGGGTCAGGTTCAGCCGGTCGCGGATCTCCGACGCCTTCACCCGCAGCCCCAGCGGGCCGAGCTTGGCGACGGCATCCACTACTTCCGCCAGCGGCACTTCGTCCGGCCAGCCGATCTCGACCTCGGGGTATTCGTCCTGCGGGCCGAAGTTGAAGGCGACGATCTGCGGGATGAGCTGGCGGTTGCAGGTGTTGGCCACCATGGCGGCGTCGCTGCGCTCGATGTCTTCCTGCACCAGGCGGTGGGTGCGGCCGGCGGCATGGCTGCCGGTATTGGCATCGGTGGTCGCGGTCTGGCCCAGCACCAGCTTGGAAATCTGCTCGTCCAGGTATCGGCAGCGCGCCTCGAACAGCTCGGCGGAATTCGCCGCGTTCTTGGCTTCGATGAACTCGACCTCCATCGAACGCGGGATGATCGCGGCCATATCGCCGGCGATGTTGGTCACCGCCCGCCACAGCACCGCGCGGTCTTCCACGCTGCTCTCCGGCCCATAGCGGCCCACCCGGATCGGCGCGCCGAAGTTGTGGGCGAAGGTCGCCCAGTCCTGCTGGGTGTAGGCTTTGAACATCCAGGCCCACAGCGCCACCCGGCCGAGGCCGCTGCGCAGGACCAGGCCGGACTTGCTGGGGTGCCGGTGCACCATGAACTTGTGCAGGCTCAGCGGGGCGAGGCCGGAATTCTGCCGCATCAGCATGGTGTCGCCGTCGCGCCAGTCCACCTCGAAGTAGCGCTGCGGCCGGTAGACCAGGCGCAGCGGCCAAACCCGGCCCGGCTCCGTCTGCCAGATGATCTCCTGCACGCTGTAGCCCTTGCTGACCGCGTCCAGCATGTGGAACAGGTTGGCGCCCAGCGCGCCCTTGGCCAGCCAGCGCCGGATGAAGTCGGCATGTTCCTGGTGTGGGCCTTCTTCGCTGGCCGCCTTCACCCGCACCGGCAGCTGCGCCACCTGGCGCTTCCGGGTGGAGAGGACGGCGGCGTAGTGCAGGTCCTTCTCCTCGATCTCCTCCAGCAGCTCCATGTATTGCTGGGACTGGCCGAGGGAACTGGCCGACAGGATGCTGGCCAGGGACGCCGGCGTCAGCCCACTGGTGGGGTGGTATGTGCTGAACGGCTGGCGCGGCGAGGCCATCCGCGGCATCGCCTGGTGCTGCCGCAGCCGGGCGATCTGGCCCGAGGAAATCGGGTTGCCCCATTGGTCGATGATGCCGGGCATGGCTGCCTCTCAGGCGCGCTGGGCGCGGGTGAATGCGCGTTCGAGGATGCGGAGGCGGCGGCCGGCCAGCTCTCGCTGTGGGCTGCGGCAGCGCGACCACCGGCGCCACTGGCGCCAGGCGCGGCTGACCTGGTCAGGCATCGGGCAGGTCCATCCAGCCCGTGATACGCGGCCGGTCACCCCAGTCGGTATTGGCCGAGTGGGATCGCTCATACGGCAGCGAGAGCTGGCTTGTGCTGAACCACCACTGGCATGACCAGCCGCGCCTGATGCCCTCAGGCGCCGAGACGATGACGCGCCAGCCATTGCTGAGGCGGGCGAGGAATTGGCGGCCATCGGTCGGCGCCGCCTCCGGCGGCTGCCAGGCCGGCCAGGTCGGCGCGCTCATGGGCACCACCCGGCGCGGGCGGTGCGG